TCGGATTAACTCACCCGTTAATATGTTTTTATATATTAATGACTAACCAAAATTTACACAGGATTGAGTTGTTTCCTAACCTTAAGGTTATATTATAAATCGTATATTTTAATGTACCATTTTCCAGAAGGTAGACGACCTTCGGTCATCTGAAAACCTTCAAGGGTGTAAAGGTCTCCACTCCTTACAATGGAAACATTTTTTACCTACTATACCATCGATAGTTTCGTGTAAAACTCTGTGTTTAGGAATTTTCCCTTTAGATTTATTACCATAATTATTATCTTTCTTGATATCTTCCCAACTTTTATCACTTTTTACATGTTTTCGTTCTTCAATCTTAAATTCAAATCCACCAGTTTATTTGGCAGTACCTTTAATAACTTTATTAACATTAGCAACATGAACATGTAATTGACGTGCCACTTCATGCTGGCTAACAAATTCTCTCCAATCTGTTCCACCAACTTTTCTAGCTAAAACTACTGTAATGGTTTCACCATCCCTTTTCTTATCATTATACATTTTGTTGTAATTAGATACGCGCTCCTTATTTGCCTTTCTCCAATTTCTTGCTCGTTCCCTACAATATTTACAAGATTTCAATGTTTTTTGTTTTCTTATCATTAAGAAAATCATCAGCTTCTCGCTCACCTCTACACTTAGGACACTTCATTATAAAACTATTTTATAACAAAATTTTAATTATTTTGTTATAATTTTAATTTTCAAAATTTATTTCTCAATGTCATAAAATTTAAATTTTATTTCGATTTTTTAACTTGAATTTATGGTGAAAAATATAGCATTTTAAAGCACGAGATGCAATGTCGATTCTTTCTGGATATTGTAATCTTCCAGCGATCTTCCATCCTCAAGTTGCTTACCAGCGAAGATCAATCTTTGCTGATCAGGTGGAATTCCTTCCTTGTCCTGAATTTTAGCCTTGACATTCTCAATAGAATCGGATGATTCTACATCCAAAGTAATAGTCTTTCCTGTAAGTGTCTTAACAAAAATCTGCATGTTGTGTATATATGGTATTATATCTTTAAATATTTTTAAAATCATTTTTTTTTTGGAGTGATAAAAAAAAATGAAAATTAATTTGAAGGTTTATTTATTTATTCGATACATACCATGGAAAAACCAACTTTTGTTTTGACCAGTAAGAGTAAATTGAAGTACAACGCTTTAGTTAAAAATAATCCTTTTGAATTATTTTTACATTATCCATTAGATACTACAGTAGGAAACGATACAGAAACTCCACAACCATTTGGACTTGATAATACGTTCACTTGTGCGGTAAAAAGGATGGCTAATATAAAAAGTCATCGATATGTTATTTCTATTGAAAATGGTGTATTTTTAGGTGGATGTACGTATAAGGATATTTGTATGGTTGTTATTCATGACACTAAAACGAAAAAATATTACAGTAATCGAGACCAAATTTCAAAAACAGCCGTTGTTGTAATTGAAGGAAAATCTGCATATGATGAACTTTCTGAGAAAAAGGCAAAAACAGGGTTGGGATTCACAAAAACATTCGGATCATATTTCGCAAGGGAATTCGGAGTTCCTCACAACGATTGGATGAAAGACTTGTGTTGTTTTCCTAGAGAAAGACAAATAAAAATTGCATTTTTGACAGTTTTGGAACAGATTGAAAACGATAATGAAAATTTGTATCCAGAAATGGAGGAAAATTTTGAGGGAACTTATATTCACAGGGGATATCGACTTTTAGTTTAAAAATTACTCTACTTAAGTAAATAATGGGTCAAGGTTCATCTATTATAATGTTTGATGTGAATAGCACATCCTTGACGGATGATGATGTTTTTATATTGGAATCCGTTTTGGGGTATTCCTTGAGTATTTTGTTGGTTGCTATGTACATTCCACAAATTGTAAAAGTTGCAAAATATAAATCAAGTGATGATTTGTCTTATAAATTTATTGTTTTATCAATTATTGCAGAATGTATTGATATTGTATACGGTATTATAATTAATCAAGTTCCAGTCGTTGTAACAGGTGTATTATTATTGATTTCTTGTATATTATTGATTATTTTGAAATGTATTTATGACACACCGAAAAATATAAAGATTAAGAAGAAACTGTCAATAACATGGAATGAACATGTTGGTGATCAGGTAAAAACTCATAGAAAAGAAGTCGAATTACCCGTTGATGAGAATACATATGTTATTGATTTGTCTGGCGAAGCAAAACCAGAGGGTGTAGATATAAAAAATTGATGCGGAAAAAGTAAGCTATTAACAGTTCACATATTTAATATGGTGCTTCCAAAGACCATGTTTTTTGTGACGATTCGTCACGTTCGGCCCAGCGAAGTGGTAACTGTTCAAGTTACTGTCCCAATGGATAGCACGGTTCAAGATCTCCGACAGCGTATTCACGCAGAGACGGGGGTTTTGCCAGCCGACCAACGGGTAGTTTTCGGTGGACACCTTCTTTCAGACGAGGAAACTCTACGAGACCTCGGGATCGGTAACGATTCGACTGTTTTCATGTCGAACACATACCTGAGCCTGAGCCTCATATGGTTCAGGTTTTTGGCAAGAGTTTGGACGGCAGGACTGTTAGTGTTGAGATTAACTACGACATTGCGACCGCGTATAATTTGAGGGTGGGAATTGCGAATGAGTACGACCGTGTAATTGATGATGTTCGCATTATCTTCTGTGCCGTGCTCTTCAGGACAATGTGTTGCTTCGAGATATTGAACTCGTGAAGCACAATTATTTCAACTTCGTTTTTCGCTGAATTGAGAAATTGATTTTTCTCTTGGGTAATTAATTTTACCCTTTATAATATTTTACAAAGTTCAAGCGTTTTCCCTTCTAATTAGAAGGGAAAAATTGTCTTATAAACAAAGTCTAAACAAAGTCTAAGCAATTTTTTTTATTCACAAAAAAATTGAACAAAAAAAAAATATAATTATTTAAGATATTATGTTAAATATGGAAGGAAAACAAATCCGTAATTTTTTTGTAAAAGTCTGTTGCGTTACATCCAAGAACGTCAAGAACATCATGTTTTTGTACAAAAAGGGAAGTACAGTCAGGCATCTGAAGGAGCGTATTCACGCACTAACGGGGATTGATTCTAGTGATCAACAAATTATCGTCAGGGGATGTCCAATGGCTGATAGTACTATTCCAATTGTTGAAGCTGATGAGATCATTTATTCGATTTCTACTCATGCTGAACCTGCGGTTGAAAAGAACAGCATTGTTTACGGCAAGGGTCTTGATGGCAGAAACCTTGGTGTTCCAGTTGATTACGACACATCAACCGATGATGACTTGAAGGAGTACATTGGTAATGTTTATGATAAGCCAAAGGATAATGTCTGTATTATCCTGGCTGGTAAGTCGTTGAACAATGTTTTGCTAAAGGAAGTTGAAATTTTGAAACATGCTTGTTTTCATTACATTTTCGAGCTGAAATAATTGGAAGAAAAAATGACAAAAAAAAATTAACCAATTTTTTATAAATAATTAAGTATGGAATCTAAAGACTCCAATGTTTTTCGTGTCAATGTTCGTTGCGTTCATGGTGATGAGACTATTACAACAATCCTATTCACATGTTTCGGACATGATACAATTTCAACTTTGAAGAAACTTATTGAAAACCAAACAGGTTTCTCGCATGGCAAGCAATTTATTGTTGTCAACAAGCGTGTGGCATCAGATGAACAACTTTTGAAAGAGATAGGTATTGAAGCTGGTTCAACTATTCATATGGTTTACAAAGGAGACAAGCGTAAACCCAGAATGTGCCACATTATTGGTCGTAAAATGAACTCTCATTCTGAATCAACAGATGTTAAAATCAATTTGAACAAAACAACGGTTCTTGATTTGAAGAACATGATTGCTAAAAAGTTCGGATGTATGGATGAAGTCAAAATCATTCTTAAAGGAAAAAAACTCAAAGATAATGTGTTGCTTGATGATGTAAAAATCACCAATTATCCATTTTTCAACTACATTCTTCCTTGGCGTTGAACTACTTGTGTTAGCTAATGATGAAATCATGAACTACTTGTGTTAGCTAATGATGAACTACTCGTTTTTATAAAAAATGACTCTTGTTTTTTTGGAAATCCAAACCATCATTGATGGTAAGGGTCAATCACTTTACGTTGAGTGTCCCTTGCTCGGCACCGTTTTGGATCTGAAAGAGCGTATTTACGCGAAAACAGGTGTATCGGTGTGTCGTCAACGAATTATCGTCATGGGAGTCGAAATGCCGAATTCCGTGGAGATAAAAGAGTTGGACGTTGGAAAACTTGAGGCTATCCATATGGTCTGTTCACCAGAACTGAGCACGGTTAGGATCAGGATTTACAACCTCAACTCTGACAGCATAATCAAGTTTGATTGCTCGCCAACTACAACGTTTGGTGAGTTGAAGGCTCAAATCGAAGAGTTGTTTGATGTCAAAACTGATCGGCAGAAAATCACACTCGACGGTATGGATCTTCGGGATGAACAGTCTATCGACTTGTTCAACCTCAAGAAAGCTTTGTTTGTGCTTGAGTTCTAAAAAAATAATTTTGGTTATTTTTATAAAAAATTGATTTTTATTTATTAAACTTGTTTTATTTTTTTTGGATAAATATAAATGGTTTCATTTACAATTCGGAAAAAACGAAAGCGATCTAAATTCATTGGTGTTTATGCTGTTAATTCTCGAGGAAAGGTTATGTATCTTGCAAAGATTATTACCAGTTTTGGTAATAATCGTTGTACACTTACATCGCAACTTTTTAATAGCGAGGAGGAAGCTGCACGAGCATACGATTCAATGACAACGGGGTTGAATCCAACCCGAAATAATAGATTAAATTTTCCAGAAAGTAGACAAAGCCAAGAAGATAAGCAAAGTAAAAAACCTAAAAACAGAAAACGAAAACGACGTTCTTACCCAATTTATCAAAATACTTTGACAAATACGGACAAATGGCGAATTCAAGCTAGACAAAACTTTTGTTGCAATTTGTGTGGACGTAGTTTTACAACTATGTCAATTCAACCTGATGCTGATCATCTTAGACCTCTTCAATATGGAGGAACAAATAATTACGACAATCTTCAATCTTTGTGTAAAGCTTGCCACGCATGGAAAACACAACATTTTGACAAAGTTATCGGTGAAATGGTAGCATACAAAGATTACGATAGAGAAACATTCCTTAAATTACAAAAGGAACACTATCTCAAAAAACATAGTGTTATGAATACACCTCATAACATCATGACTAGCAATTTTCTTCACAACTCACATGGAGCCCAAGTCAATATTGGTTGTAATATTAATAAATGATTACAAATCTTCGATTTCGTACCTTACAAATCTTCGATTTCGTACAAACCATTTGTTTTATAATCCTCATACAAGAATTTAATTAATCTTTTATCCAAAGTCATCAAATGATTAATGATAGTTGTTACCGAAACTGGAACACGAGTTTTCAAATAGATTCCGTGCAGATCATACAGTAACTTCCTGAAATTCTTTTGAACACAACCCTCTTTCTTTTGTACACGAATTCTTACATACATATCATTCAGATCTGTTCCAAATTTAATGAAACTTTTTTCATAATCAATAAACATCTTCTTGTGATGTGGATAATACTTCACATAAAGTTTCATAAATTCTGGCTTTGTCCTCAATTCCAAAAACCGAATGAATCTTGAACTCTCATTTCCATAAAGTTCCCTCATCTGATTATAAAACTTGAAATAAATTCGTTGCTTCAACATCGGATCATTCCTATTATAAAGAACAACACCCTGATATTCCATTGACTCTTCATTCTGTCTATTCATATAGTGAACTAACTCCTCATAAGTACTCACCTCATCAAACAATGTCACTCTCTCAATATCCTCCCTATAAACAACATTACCCTCAATTCTAAAAGTCTCCAAATGAACTAAATCAGGAAACTGATAATTAAAAACAGTTACATTTTCTGGATGCTTCAGCAAAAAGAAATAAGTTTTATTCTTTTCAAATTGAAACTGACTGAAATGAGTATTTTGAACGGCCTCTCTAAACATCTCCTCATAATTTTTTTCACTTTTCCATTTAGAATTCCCAGCACTAATACACTTCTTAGTCGCAACTCTGAAAGATCCACCATAATAATACACTCTCAAAAGTGTTCCCTCAACACAATGTTCAACAACAATATCATCAAAATTACTCTTGAATTTCGGAAGCACATCATCATTATACTTACAAAACTTGTTATAACTATTACAAACAATCCTATTAGTGTCTTTTTCCAAAATCATTCCATTACATTCATATTGTAATGAATTAACATTATTTCCTTCTCTTTTGTAATAAACTAAATAGAGATTTCCCTCATCCTTTACTTTAATATCGTGATTATTCAAAAGATCTCTGACATCCTCAAATGCCGACACATTATGCGAATTTAAAAAATTAAGATACTCCATTATCTCTTGGTGATGTTATTTTTTTTTTAAGCTAAATCTTTTCAGTTTTTTTGTTTTTTTATGAATGAATGTTTGGCTATTTTATAAAAAAATATATTTATATTATTATATTAAGAGATGTCAAATAGTGACGAAAATAATAATATGAATTCAGAAAACAATATCATAGATGAACCAGTTATAGACACAAATAGTAATGACACAAATGAAAATGAAAATGAAAATGAGGATTCAAATGAAAATGAGGATTCAAATGAAAATGAGGATTCAAATGAAAATGAGGAAGATGTCATAGATATTCCAGAGAGTGAAAATGAAAATGAGGAAGATGTCATAGATATTCCAGAGAGTGAAAATGAAAATGAGGAGATCTTAGATGTACCAAATAATGGAAATGAGATAGATGACAATATTGAGATGGTTATAACTAAAAAAAATGAGAATGAGGATTCAGGATCGGAATTAGAGTTGGATTCGGATTTAGATAGTGAGATTTTCAATATGTCTGATGAATCCGATTTCGATCTTTTTGAGGATGATGAAATCTCAAAGAAAGAGATGCAAGTAGTTCCAGAAGAGGAGAGACTTTATGAAGACAAAATCTATGAGAGAGTTCTGTATGACATGTTAATTCAGGATGTTCCTTTAGACAGGAGATCTGATAGAAGAGTTGACATTGAGATTGCAGAAAACATCCAAAAGATTCTTGCCACCAAATCAAAAGCAATCAAAACTCTAGACCTTTTGAAGAAAGGAATTAAATATCCAGTTGTAAATGAGTATTTAGAAAACAACTATTCCCAAAAATGGGTTATTCCCGTTGTTGCAGATACAAAAGTCATTTTCGCCAAAATTGGAAAAGAGGAATTCTCCAATATCAATGATGAACTTACTCTCACTGATACATCTCTTACTGAGGGTTTTATCAAAATGAATCAAGTCAATCAATTGAAAGAGTGGAAAGAACTCAAAAACAAATATTCCAAGGATATTATTAATAATAGAGAATACTTAAATTCACTTTTTGAACTCCTTTCTGCATATGTTCCAGATAAAGATAATAAAGGTGGTGTCACAAAAAACATGATTCACACAACCTCAGTTTTGCGTTACAACAATATCAATGATATTTATTGGTGTGATCGGAAAGCATTAGGTGAAGTAACAATCAACAATGACATTGTAGACCCAGAAACTTGTGAGGTTGTCAAAATCGAAACAAAACAGTTCATTGCTGGTGAAAAACTCGACATAATCGGTTTCTTTGTTCTCCCATTTGGACATTCAACTCCTTATGATGAACTTGGTTTGAACAATGGCCAAAAATCCGTCAATGACAGATTTGGACTTCTCGGAAAAATCGAAAAAATCAGTGCTTCCAATCCTGTCGAGATTACTGTCAAGAACCATGGACTTACAGATGACCAGAGAATTTTCATTTCTGGAAGTAACTCATTCCCTTCTGTTAATGGAACTTATCAGAGAAAAGTCAAAGTTATCAGTGATGATGTGTTCTCCATTGATGTTGATACATCTGGAGGTACAGAAGGTGATATTGGATTTTTGTATTCCAACTTGAAACTCGAGTTTGAAAGTTACAAATTAACAAGAAAAGGAGAAAATGAAGTTAATGTTGTTAAACACAGAGATGTCGATGAGAAAGTTAAGAATGAAAAATTAGAGTACCCAAAACTCTACTTATTCGATGAAATCAAAATCGAAGCAAAAGACACAGAACTCTACAAAAACATTCTCAACACAATTATCCCATCAGTTAATGACATCCTTGTTCTAGAACACCCTTATCTCAAACAATGTAGAACAATCGAGGATATGAATATGATCCTCAAAAAATATTCACTTGATTACGACGATCTTAATATCAAACAAGTCAAATTATTAAATAAAATCTTGGAAACAAAACCAATGCAAATCCAATCCCAATACAACTCAATCACATGGAACAAAAATGGTAGAGAAAATCCAGATAAGCACTTATTTGCTAACAGCTCTTTCTTATTTTCTGACGACTTCTTGGGAAGCAAAGATATTCTTGATTCTTATGGTAAGTTTGAACTTATGGGAACAGAGGGTGATACTGTTGTTGATAGAGTCAGATGGATTTTAGGTCAGAGAGATAATGGTGAATATTATTTCAAGATTATCGCAAAGAAAATGTTGACTGAAGTCCAAGGTTTGAAAGATCAGGTCAAAAAACAGAAAGAACTTTTCGAGAAAGAGTTGGAACAAGTCAATAAAGATTTTGCTGATGAAGAGAAGATGAAGAAGTTTTTGGATAATGAAAAAGATTGTACAAACAAGAATTATATTAATGTAACAAATTCCGCAGATGATTGGTCAAATGCTTTGGAAAAAACTGGAACTGATCATGAGAAAGGTAGAAAAGCCCTTGTTTATAAAAATACTGAAAAGAAATATTCACTTTATGAATGGGATGGTGAAAAATGGGTTGAAAATGAAGAGATTCCAAAATATGAATTGATCAAATACATTTGTGAATTCAAAAACTTGGACTTGACACAAGTCGATTATTCCCAATTAAATTGTGTTTTCAAAAAAGCCATCGGTTGCCACTCCAAAATGTACATGAAATATAAACTCAGACAAAATGAATTGGAGAAACGCGTCGCTGATTACAAAGAACTTTCAGAATATCTTAACAATCCAGATTTGGCAAAAGAGTTAGAT